ACGCTTGCCAGGTGCAACTGCCCTGTCAGCTACTACTGTTTCTCCATTGACTGTACTTGCACGTATGGCTCGTAAGATGGATACACAGAACGTAGACGCACGTGGACGTTGGGTTGTTCTTGACCCAGTGTTTGTAGAGATGCTCAAAGACGAAGATTCACGCATGTTGAATGGCGACTTTGGCGGCTCAGGCTTGCAAAACGGTCTGGTATTGAACAACATTCACGGCTTCCGTGTTTATGTGTCCAACGCATTGCCAGCTAAAGGCACTGGTGCTGGTACTTCTGGCGTAACTGCACAAGACGCTAACTACGGTGTTATCGTAGCTGGTCAGGACGATGCTGTTGCTTCTGCTGAGCAGATCAACAAAGTTGAGAACTACCGTGACCCAGACAGCTTTGCTGACATTGTACGTGGTATGCACCTTTACGGACGCAAGATCCTGCGCCCCGAGGCACTTATCACAGCACGTTACAACGCTGCCTAATCTTGCGTAACCTATTGGGCTGGTCTCTTCTGAGGCTGGCCCTTTAGTACGTTATACTCTTACAAAGGACTCCAATAATGGCTATCACAACAGCAATGTGTACAAGCTTTAAGTCGGAACTACTGGGTGGTACTCATGATTTGGATACCGACTCAATTAAGCTTGCATTAATTAAAGCTTCACCTACAGGTACGTATGGTGCAGCAACTACTAACTATTCTGACGTAACAGGTAACTCTGATGAGGCCACAGGCACTGGCTATACAGCTGGTGGACAGGTACTTGACAATGTTACTATCACAGTAGATGGCACAACAGCTATTGTAGACATTGACGATGAAGTATTTACTTCCTCAACTATTTCTGCAGACGGTTGTATCATCTATAACGCAGGTGCTTCCAATGCTGCTATTGCAGTAATTGACTTTGGGGGAACACAAACTTCTACAAATGGTGACTACACAATCCAGTTCCCAGCTGCAGATGCCTCAAACGCTATCATTCGTATCGCTTAATAGGAGCATAAACTATGGCTCTCGTAATTAAAGACAGAGTAAAACAAACTACTACCACTACTGGTACGGGTACACTTACCCTTAACGGTTCAGTAGCAGGCTTTCAATCTTTTGCTGCTGCTCTGTCTGATGGCGATACTACTTACTATGCCATACTAGAGCCAAGTACTAATGAATGGGAAGTCGGGCTAGGAACGTGGACAGAAGGTTCATCACTCTTAGCTCGTACTACCATTTTAGCAAGTTCTAACTCAGGTAGTGCCGTTAGTCTTACAGCACAGTCTGAGGTTTTCATTACACAGCCTGCAGGTAAAGCTGCCTTCTTTAATGCTGATGGTGATCTTGCTCTTACTCGTGATCCTCAGAGTGCATTACAAGCTGCAACAAAGCAGTACGTTGACACTATCGCTGCTGCAGGTATTCACTACCATGATCCAGTACGTGTAGAATCACCAACTAACCTAAACGCTACGTATGACAATGGTACATCTGGCGTAGGTGCTACACTTACTAATGCAGGTACACAAGCAGCTATTACTATTGATGGCGTAGCTCTTAGCTCTGCAGATCGTGTACTTATTTATAACCAAACTAATGCTGCACACAATGGTATTTATACTGTTACTACTGTAGGTGATGGCTCTACTAACTGGGTACTTACTCGTTCTACAGATGCTGACTCTTATGGTGTATCAGACCCTAATGCGCTTGGTGAAGGTGACGCATTCTTCGTTAAAGAAGGTGACACAGGTGCAGGTGAACTCTATGTGATGAACACAAGTGGTACGATTACATTCGGTACTACTAACATTACTTTCTCTGTAATCGCTGAGACTGCTGTATACAGTGCAGGTAACGGTGTAACACTCACAGGTACTACATTCTCTGCTGATGCAGGTACAGGCGTTACTGTAGATGGCTCTGGCATTAACATTGGTCAGGCTGTAGAGACAACCTCTGATGTAACCTTTAATAGTGTAGCAGCAGCCCTAACAGGGAACGTGACAGGTAATGTCAGTGGTGATGTAACAGGTAATGCTGATACAGCTACTGCCCTTGAGACAGCACGTAACATTGGTGGTGTATCATTTGATGGTACAGCAAGCATTAACCTTCCCGGTGTTAACACTGCAGGTAACCAAGACACAACAGGCAATGCAGCTACTGCAACAGCTTGGGAAACAGGTCGTACTATTAGTTTGACAGGTGATGTCACTGGTAGCGTTACAGGTGTAGATGGTACAGGTAATGCTTCTATTGCTACTACTATTGCTGCAAACTCTGTAGCACTTGGTACTGACACTACAGGTGATTACGTATCTACTGTTACATCAGGTAACTACCTTACAGGCGGTACTACAGGTGAGGGTTCTACACCTACACTTAACGTAGATGCTACACCAACTAACACAGCATCTAAAGTTGTAGCACGTGATGCATCAGGTAACTTTAGTGCTGGTACTATTACTGCTGCGCTTAGTGGTAATGCTTCTACTGCATCTACACTGGCTACAGCACGTAATATTGCTGTATCAGGTGCAGTAACTGGTAACGCTAACTTTGATGGTTCAGGTAATATCAGCATCAGCACTACTGCTACATCCGATCCGACTATTACTTTGACTGGTGCTGTTACTGGCTCTGGCACAATGACTAACTTGGGCAACGTGTCCATTGCTACAACAGCAACTGCTGACCCTACGCTGACGCTTTCTGGTGATGCGTCTGGTTCTGCTACTTTTACTAATCTTGGAAATGCTACACTTACTGTTACTGTAGCAGATGATAGCCACAACCACGTTATCTCAAATGTAGACGGATTGCAGACTGCTCTAGATGCAAAACTAGCAAGTTCGTCTTACACTGCATCTGATGTCCTAACTAAAATTAAAACAGTAGATGGCGCTGGCTCTGGCCTAGATGCTGACCTGTTGGATGGACAAACTGGTAGTTATTATTATGCTGCATCAAACCCTAATGGGTATACCACAAACGTTGGCGACATAACTGGTGTTACAGCAGGTACTAACTTAACAGGTGGTGGCACATCTGGTTCAGTTACCTTAAATGTTTCTTCATCGCCTACTTTTTCTGGTGTTGTTTTAGCGGAGAGTTTGCAAGAGGATTATGATGGCCTGTCTGGCACTTCACCTGCTCCTGATGCTGATAATGCAGGTGCATTTAGTCTTACTATGTCAGGTAACACAACCTTTACTTTTGGTAGTGTAACATCAGGACGTTCAGTAGGTTTTATCCTACAACTAACAGGCAACGGCTCATCAGTCACATGGCCTAGCTCAGTAAAGTGGGCAGGTGGTACAGCCCCAGATGCCCCTGCAAATGGTGAAACAGATATTCTAGTCTTCCATACACGTGATGGTGGTACAAACTGGTATGGTGTACTCGCAAGTGATGCTGCTGCATAAGGAGTAAAGCATGGCCTACTCAACTAATCCTTTCTCAGTAGCTACCTTTGGTGAGAGCTATGAGCAGGCCGACATTGCAGTTACCCTTACAGGTGTAGCAGGTACAGGTGCAGTAGGTACGGGCACTACTATTAGCTCACGTACTACTCCTGTGTTTGTTGGTGTACAAGCTAATGGTGCAGCAGGTAGTGCAACAGCAGCAGCAGAAGCAGTAGTTGTACCATCCGCAGTAACAGCTACAGGTGCAGCAGGTGCTATTACAGTAGACGGTGGTGTAGGTACAACTCCTACTATTACTGGTGTATCTGCTACAGGTAATATAACTAGCGCTAACTCATTCTCAACATTTACAGCAGAGGGTGATGCACA